GGTGCTGTTTTAGGTTCTCCTGTGTATCAGGATCACGTTCACGTTTGATTGCTTCTTGCAATCGTGCTATCTCAGACTTTGGAGATCTATTTCGCCTAGCGAAATGCTGTTTCTTCATATGTGTTAGTTTAGTGTGTTATTATGCTTGGTCGTAAAAAGGTATAACTCTTAACGTACCTGCAATTTTAATCTTAATATATCCAGTTGGCTGTCCAGGTAATGCTGATGCACCTCCCGCCGATCCTACAGTTGCCTGAGTATCTGTTCTTATATCTATAAACCCTGTACCGTCTGTGTCAAGTTGTAAGTCTGCATTTGACACGTGTGTACTAATTTTATTATCAGTGATTGAAACTTGATCTAAGACTACAGATCCTGTTCCATTTGATTCAAGCACTACATCAAAGTTTGTGTCATTTGCTTTGATTTTAGATCCTGCCATCATGAACAAAGTATCACCTACTGTTGCATTGTTGAAGTTCAATTCACCATTAATAATAGTGTTGACCGCAGTTAAAGTAACACTTCCAGATCCGTTTGGATCAATATTGATACCACCGTTGGAGTTTGTGGAAGTAATGTTGTTTCCATTTATTCTAATGTTGTCAACATCTGCCTGTCCTGTAATGCTCAAATCTCCAGTGATAGTTTGCCCAATGGTTGTCATAGCACTCTTGACGTCTACTACTCCACTTCCGTTGGCCGAAACTTCTAGATTGGCATTTGAAGCATTTGTTGTAATTTTGTTGTCTTTAATTCTTACATTATCAACATCTGATTGTCCTGTGATTGTGTGTGTTCCAGTTGTGGCAATGTCCGCTGTGTTTAAAGTACCTACCACTGTTGCGTTTGGTAAAATTCTGACTTGTCCTGTACCGTTGGCATTTAATTCCAAGTTGGCATTTGATGCATTTGATTTGATTACATTGTCGTCTAATGTAAGTGTATCAAGTGTTACCGGACCTGTGATTGTTGCGGCATTGATAGTTGGTGCTGTTAAAACTTTGTTTGTTAATGTTTGTGAACCCGATAATGTTGCCACAGTAGCGTCAATATTAAGTGTAACTGTTTGGCTACCAGCCACTGATGTTAAACCTGTACCGCCTGCTATCGTTAATGACTGTGAATCTAGATCAACTGCACCTGTGCCTGAGTCACCTGCTAGATCTAAATCTTGTGCTGTTACTTGTGAGTCAACATATGCTTTGATAGATTGCTGTGTTGCAAGTTGCGTCGCTGAATTTGTTGCCATGTTATCTTCATCTAGGATACCTGTAACAGTTGTACCTGTTGCCAATGCTAAACTTGTTGATAAACTTGTTGCGCCAGATACATTCAAACCTTCGTTGATTTGTACCTGTGTTGAATCATCTGAACTTATTGATGTTCCTGAAAATTTTAATGAACTGGCTTTTACTGCACCTGTGCCATGTGGCGCCAATACTATATCTCTGTTCGTAGTTGAAACTATGCTGTGAGTGACAACATCTAAATCACCACCTAATTGTGGACTTGTATCAAGTGAAACCCTTTCAGTTAATGATGTGCCATATAATTCGTCGAAGTTGTCGTTGATTTTATCAAATGCTGTTCTTAACGGATCACCTGTACCGTCATTTGCACTAGAACCTATATTAATCGTTTGTTTAGCCATACTTTGTATTATCCTCGTTAATGCTGTTATTTATTCTAAATTTTATAAACCGAATGTAAAATTATAAGTCGATCGCTACTCTTTGGAATTTGAATATGCACTGATTTGGTGTGTTTATTGTGGCTCTTAATCTAACATTACCGTTGAGTGTATCCGCTGTGAATGTTGCCAATGGTGCTGAATGATTGGTAGTGGAACCAAACACAGTTAGGTATGCTTCGATGGTACTGTCAGCACTTGGACCGTGTAGGACATTTGCTTCGACTATTTCAAATCTACTGTTTGTTGCATCTGCGATTGATATGAAATATTTTGCACTTCTGTATGTGGCAGAACTAAATGTATCGATAGTTTGTACTGTGGATGCAGATACAGTTGCGGTGTTATCTGAAATGTCACCGTGATTAAGTGTTGCTGTCGCTGTGGCAAATCCTAAGTTTCCAGATCCATCTGTTTTCAAATATTGATTGGCAGAACCATCAGACGCAGGAAATAAAAACTGTCCTATTTTGACTGTGCCTGTGCCGTTTCCTGATAATTCTAAATTGGCATTTGATGCATTTGCGGAAATTGTGTTGTCTGTGATTGTTACTCCGTCTATCACCGCACTAGTGTTTGCTGTGATTGTTGTGAACGTACCAGCCGCTGGTGTTGTGCCGCCGATCACTGTTCCATCTATCGCTCCACCATCGATGTCTACTTTTGCTATTTCGATACTGCCAGTGCCTGACGCAGATAATTTTAAATTTGAATTTGAATTGGTTGTTGAAATAATATTATCTGTAAGTTGAATATTTCCGTCAACAAGTAATTTGTCAATTGCTACCGTCCCTGTCCCTGACGGTCTAATCACAAGGTTATCATTGGAACGTGTGGTAGTTATGTTATTGCCAACCAAAGATATTGAATCATTAAAAACAGAAGATGCATAAACTTCTGTGAACATTGTGTTCACTTTTTGCATCGCGGCTCTTAATGTATCACCTGTTCCGTCGTTTGCGTTTGATCCTACATTTAGTGTCTGTTGCGCCATGATTAAACCTTTATTGCTCTCCTTACAAATTTAATAACTTGACTGTTAGTGTTATTTACTTTTCCTCGCACCCTAACATTACCACTGCTTATTATGGCAGTGAAGTCTAGTGTGTCATACACAGATGATCCATCATTTGCACCATTGTCTGCACCACCATATGTGCTGATGTAGGCATTTGTGCCGTCATGTGTTACATTTGCTTCAACCACACTGAACCTATTTGCTGTGGCATCGGAAATCTGTATCGTGTATTTTGCACTTCTGTATGTGGAAGTACTAAAACTGTCAAAAGTTTGTGCCACACTGTTTCCTGTCAATGTTGCTGTGCCGTCATCAAGTGTGGTGTTCGAAAACAACATTGGAGTTGTTTCTGTTACAATCTGTCCACTACCGTTTGTCTTAAAAACTTGGTTTGGTCCAACAGCATCTTCCGAATTCGGAAATCTAATTCCGTTAAAAAATACGTTACCGCTACCATTTCCGCTCATCTCTAAAACAGAGTTCGATGCGTTTGCAAAAACTTTGTTATCTTTGATTGTGATTCCATCGATGACTGCTTGAGTGCCTGTCGTTGCAGTCGTAAATGTACCTAAACTGGGTGTTGTACCACCTATTGTTGTGTCGTCTATTGCACCACCGTTGATGTCTGCTTTTGCTATCTCAACTGATCCTGTGCCATTTGCTGAAAATTTTAAATTGGCATTTGATGTGTTTGTTTTAATTTCATTGTCAGAAAGATTTATTGTCGAATCAATGGTCAAGTCTGACATATCCACAAAACCAGTGCCGTTGCCTGACATCTCGATATCTGCATTTGAAAGGATACCTTTGATTGTGTTGTTGTCAAATTCGAAGTGTGTTAAATTAACAAAATTTTGTTGTGCGTAAACTTCTGCAAAGTTCTCGTTTATTTTTACGCCTGAAACTCTGATACTGTCGCCTGTACCATCGTCTGCTACTGCACCAATGTTGATTGTTTGCCGGGCCATCTTAAATACCCTGTAATACTAGTTTTTTCCAAATAACAGTTGAACCATCATAGTTGGCAGTGCAAACATACAAGTTTGTTGCGTCCCAAGATATAGATCCTGCGACATCACCTGTGTTTCCAACGCCTGTGGCAGTTTTTGTTGTTTTAATAACAACTCTATCTGCTTCTATTTGTACCTGTCCTGTGCCGTTTGGATCCAGTATGATGTTGCCGTTGGTGTCAGCACTCAACAGGGTGTTGCCTGACATCTGTAGATCACCTGCCAATTCTGCAAAATTGGAGTTGACCTTGGTCATAGCAGTACGTAAAGTATCGCCTGTTGCCGGGTTTCCTAGTGTTCCTGTGTCTATTGTTAAACGTGCCATATTATCTATACTGCTATTTATTAAATAATAATATGTTCATAGAAACGTTAAAAACTATGAGATTGTATGAACGCCTAAGTAAATGCGGCGTATACCATACCTTTCACCGAAAGAATACGGTGTATGTGTTCAAGTGTGATTCCTGTAATGGACAATTTTTAAGACCCAGAGCAAAGGTAGATCCAGACAGAGCATCAAACGATTACAAGCACGTTTGTTCATATTGCGATACCAAAAAGTACGCACAAAAGGTAGGTGTAAAAATGCGTAAGGTTTATAAGATAGACGCTAGTTCAACACAAACTTTATAGTTCAAGCCATTTAATATTATCACGTGATCCGTCGACCCATCTCTGTAGGTCCGCATATATACCCGCTTTAACATTTGGTTGATCCAAGTACCATCTGAGGAAAGTGTTACCGTATAGATATTCTTTGCGATTAATAAAATAAAAATTAGTAGCAGGAAATCTTTTTATGATTTGTCTTAACTGATACATCCATTCATACTTTAAATATGCCTTCATACTTTCTCTGTCTGGATAGTTTATAGAATTTTTGTAGATGTTGTTTTGTATTCTGCTGGGTGTTTCCATTTCCCATTGTTGGGCACCTAGTATATCAAATGCCATGATAACAATATTTTTTATTTCTGATTCTGCCGCCATCAGCACAGCACTCATACCCGAACCTCTGTTCTCTGCGAAATCTATCGTTCTAATCCTACCGCCTTTTTTGATATCACCACCACGCCATATCCTATAAATTTTTAAACCTTCCGGAATATCTTCCTCATCGTCTCCTGGACAGGTATAATTCCATTTGGATATGTCATCTATTCCGTGTATCTGTGGAGATTCTTTGCCGTTGTTGTGCCATTGTGCAAGTTCCTCATACATTGGAGGATTTACAGCAACAATGTGATCGCACAGCATGGGATGATCTCTGTATATGGCATTACATCCATATATTATTCCGTTGCCTTTTAATTTTTCTATTGGGTATATGTTTCTTGATTCACCGTTGCCTATTACGAATGCAGTGTCCATTACATACTGAATGATTCGCCACATCCACAACCGGATGTCGAGTTAGGATTTTCTACTGTAAATTGTGAGCCAAATAATTCTTCTTTCCAATCTATTGTTGTGCCTGAAACGTACAATAATGATATTTCGTCAACAACAAATTTGCCGCCTTCCCATTCGACCATTGCATCGTCTTTGCTTACTTCTTCTTTGGTTTTAATTAGTTGCCAATCATATTTGAATCCTGCACAACCTCCACCTAATACTGCTAGACCCACAGCATAGTTGCCTGGATTTTTCTCTAACATTTTGGTCATTTGATTCTTTGCTTCGTCTGTTACTGTGAATACTGTCATATCAATATTTATGTGGTCTTCTGTCCCATGTTTGCAACTCCGATTGCTAACCAAAATTTTGTTGCATCTGTTTTCTTTTCAAAACTCATATAACTGTTTTGGTCCTCCCAGTTATGACGCATAGGATCATATAAATCTGTCTGCTCAAACCACCAACCCCATTTGCCCGTACAATTTATTTGACACCACTCTATGCAATCTGCCATTATACCATTTGAATTCATGTCGATGTTGTGTTCGAATTGTTTTTCATATCCACAATCCTCAGGTATATCCGCTAGTACCGGACTGATTTTTTTAATTTTAATTTTGCCGTATTCTTTATTTGCCATAGTACATTATTGTACTTAAATTTACTTCCAGTTGTCAACAACGAAAGGATCTGCACATTCCATTGGGTTTGGTTTGCCATGGAAAACAGCAACCTTATTACCTTTTTGTATGGTTACTGGAGTTCTAAAGAAACTTTTACCGTCTTTGGTCAACAATTTTGTATCTTTCAGTCCAATCATTTCCCATTTGTATGATCTAATCCATTCGTCTGGCCAATGAGTAATTTCACCTTGTGCTTTTTTTGATATCCAATCTTGATCTCCGTGATTCTGTTGCATAACTACACCTGGGTTTTCCACAAACTTTGTCCATAGATAATTCATTGTACCTGCCTCCCATTTCATACAACTTGAATTGGATAGTTTCCAATCTGGCACTCTACATCTATTAAAGTCTCTGATAATATTAAATTTGCCTGGGTGGGTAAGCAGACAATCTATGTTGTCAAATATAACAACATCAAGATCAAAAAATAATATATTGCCTTGCAATGGCATGTCAGGAGAAAACATCCATAACTTGCTCCACCATGATTTAATCCATGGGTCAGTGGGCAGTTTAATTACATTTATTTCTGGATCTAATCCTGCGGGATCATCTGTTAGACAATGGAATTCAAAAGGCACTGTGGTGTGTCTTTTGACCATGCTGTTGAGAACATTGGCATACTGTGAAACATACTTGTTCCCCCATTTAACGCATACTACGTGATTCATAACCTTTTCT